ATGCAATTCCAGCCCATCCTTGAAGAAATCGTCGAGACAGTGCGCCCTCTGCTGGGCGCACAAGGTCACGTGGCCAATTACATCCCGGCGCTGGCGCGGGTGCCGGCGGCCCAGTTCGGCATCGCGCTGCGCACCTGCGACGGCCAGGAGGCGCATGCCGGCGACAGCGCAACTCCGTTCTCGATCCAGAGCATCTCCAAGCTCTTTGCCCTGACCCTGGGGATGGGGGCATTGGGCGACGCCCTGTGGGACCGCATCGGCCGCGAACCCTCGGGCAACCCGTTCAATTCGCTGGTGCAGCTCGAGGCCGAGCAGGGGACGCCGCGCAACCCCTTCATCAATGCCGGCGCCATTGCCGTCACCGATCGCCTGGTCAGCCAGGGCGACGCCAAGGCCGCCATGCTGGAGCTGCTGTCCAGCCTGTGCAACGAGCCGGTGCACTTCGACGAGGAAGTGGCCGCTTCAGAGGCGGCCACCGGCTTTCGCAACATGGCGCTGGGCAACTTCATGAAAAGCTTCGGCAAGATCGACAACCATGTCGCGGCCGTGCTGGATGCCTACTTCCACCACTGCGCGGTGGGCATGAGCTGCCTGCAGCTTGCGCGCGCCACCGGCTACCTGTGCCGCGATGGCCGCCACCCGTTCAGTGGCGAGCAGCTGCTGACCGAGCGGCAGACGCGCCGCATCAATTCGCTGATGCTGACCTGCGGCACCTACGACGCTGCCGGAGAATTCGCGTTCCGCATCGGCCTGCCCTGCAAGAGCGGCGTAGGCGGTGGCATCGTGGCGGTGGTTCCTGACCGCCTCAGCCTGTGTGTGTGGTCACCCGCGCTCGATGCAACCGGGAACTCGCTGCTGGGTATGCACGCGCTGGAGCTGTTCACCGCCAGGACCGGGCTGTCGGTGTTCTGATGGCGGACCTTCGGCACGGCCGCGCTGCGATCCAGGCAGTGAGGATCTTCTGAGCGACCGAGGCCGTCGATCCTGCACACCGCACGCCGGTTCCGTAGTAGCATGGAACCGCCGCAGCACCAGCGGCTTCCTCCCCTCGTGACCATCACGAGTTCAAGCCCGCCTCCATACGGGCTTTTTTCCGGGTGGAGCATGGGCGGCTCAATGTCTATCTGCCGTGCGCTCGCCCTGTGCCGCGCAAGGTAGACGCAAATTTTTTGGCGCTGAAGTTTGCAAGCCCAAAAAATGGCGCTATAATTTGAGTCTTGCTGATGCAGACTGACGGTAACGACAGCAGCACAGTGAAATGCGGGAATAGCTCAGTTGGTAGAGCGCAACCTTGCCAAGGTTGAGGTCGAGAGTTCGAGACTCTTTTCCCGCTCCAGATTCAAAAAGGGAAGCTTAGGCTTCCCTTTTTTCTTGGCGTCGTGCAATGGTCGCTTCCGATGCGGCCATTGTGTGACCGGATGCGACAGGGCATTGCACACCCGCACGGCCCACGCTACGCTGCGACACAGGTCCGTGCCTGGCACGGCCGCCGTGGTCAGCCGGCGCCCCGATGGTGAAATTGGTAGACACTGCGGACTTAAAATCCGCCGCTTTCCTGAAAAGGGGCGTGCCGGTTCGACCCCGGCTCGGGGCACCAACACAAGTATTTCAATCTCCTTGATCTTCCCTGCAATGGGGAAAATCGATTGAAATCAATGGGTCGCATCGGTTAGGATGCACTGGGTTTCCGTACAGTACGGAATACTTCGGCAGTGGCCGCCCCCACTTTTCCCCCAGCAATCCCCCCAATCGTGGCTACTCCTACCAAGACAGCCGCCGGCACCTGGCGCATGCAGATCGAGGTCGCCGGCGTCCGTGACAGCAACACGCTGCCCACCAAGCGCGAGATCCAGGAATGGGCCGCGCGGCGCTCCATCGAGCTCAAGGCGGCCGCCTCGGGCCGCACCGGCGAATTGAAGTCTCTGCAGGACGTGCTGCAGCGCTATGCCCTGGAGGTGAGCCCGGACAAAAAGGGGTGGCAGAAGGAAGCGATTCGGCTCAAGGCGTACCAGGGCAAGGGGCACGTGCTGCCGCTCAAAAAGGCCATCACCGAGGTGACCGAGGCGGATCTGATCGCCTGGCGGGATGAGCGGTTGAAAAAGATCAGCCGGGGCGCTGTGCTGCGGGACATGACGCTGCTGGGCTCGGTGCTGGAGCATGCGCGGCGCGAGTGGAAGTACATCAGCAGCAACCCGATGCGCGATGTGTCGCGGCCGCAGGAGCCGGACCACCGCGAGCGGCTGATCACCTGGCGGGAAACGAAACGGGTGTTGCGCAAGCTGGGGCACAAGCCCACGCGCCAGGCCGGCAACGTGCGCACGGTGAGCCAGGCCGTGGCGCTGTGCTACCTGGTGGCGCTGTCGACCGGCATGCGCGCCGGCGAGTTGGCCGGGCTGACCTGGGACCGGGTGTACCCTGACTACGTGCGCCTGCGGGTGGCGGACACCAAGACCAGCACGGCGCGCGACGTGCCCCTGTCGCGCCGGGCGCGGGCCTACATTGCCCGCATGCGGGGCTGGGATGACGAGCTGGTGTTCGGGGTTGGGGTGAGCAGCCTGGACACGCTGTTCCGCCGGGCGCGCGTGAGGGCAGGGCTGGACGGCTTCACGTTTCACGATTCGCGGCACACGGCGGCCACGATGATCGCCGGCCGCATGCGGAGCCAGCACTTGCCGGCCCAGCAGGCGGTGCTGGACCTGTGCAAGATTTTCGGGTGGAAGCGGATAGACCAGGCGCTGGTCTACTTCAACCCTGCAGCCAGCGACATTGCGTCGCGGCTGGGCTGATCTGCCGGCCTGGTCAGCGGCGGCCGGCCTCCCACTCCACCACCTCGGCCAGCAGCCATTGGCCGTCGGTCGCGGGCTCGGGGAAGTCCTTGCGGCGGACCATGGCGGTGAGGGTCTTGCTGCAGACGTCCAGGCGCTCGCAGACCTGTTTGCGGGACAGCCTGGCGCCCTGGGTGCGGGTGAGCTGCAGCACGGTGTCTGTGAGGCGGCCCACCATGCTGGTGAGGGTGTCGATGCGTTCTATGAGGGCAGCTTCGGTCATTTGGTGTGTCCCTTTCCTCGGGGTCCTGGTTCAAACGTCATCTGGCTGGCGAGTTCCTGCGCGCGCCGGCGCGTCTCGCGGTGGGCCTCGCTGCGGCCGGACAGCTCGCGCTGCAGGTGGTCGAAGCTGTCGATGACGTTGGCCACCTGCAGCTCGAAGAATTTCTCCACCCAGCTGTGATCGAAGATGGTCGCGCCCTGGGGCGTGCCGCGCTCGAACAGGCGGCCGGGATCGTCGGGCGGGCAGGTGGAGATCTCCACATCGAGGCCGCGCTCGCGGCACAGTTGCTTGAGGCGGTGGGCCTCGTGCGTGACCAGGCAGATCACGCGATCGCCGTTCTTCAGCCGGTCGAGCATGAGGGTGGTGCGGCCGCTGCGGCGGGCCGTCTCCTGGTAGACGCGGACCATGCCTTTCAGGGCGGTGCCGATGCCATAGAGGTCCATCACGCACCGCCTTTCGCGGCCGCGCGGTCCATCCGCTCGATCTCGGCCAGCGCCAGGGCGGCGGCCTTCACCAGCTCGCGGCGGCGGTCGCCGCTCTGGAAGTTCCAGTTTTCAGGGCGAATTGCCTCGCCCCAGGTGGCGCCGTAGCCTGTCTCCGCGGCCGGCCAGTCGCGTGCACCTGGTGGCATGGCGTAGTAGCAGGCCATGGCGGCGATCTCGTCGTTGACGTGTTCGTCATCGTGCTCATGTATCCAGCCTTCCGCACTGATCTGCCGCGCCCTTTCTGCGAGCACGTCGCTGGCGGCCAGGCTGGTCACCTCGCCGGCTTTGGGCCCGTACAGGGGGATGTAGGGCCTGCCGTACTTTGCGGCCGCGTCAGCAACCTGTTGCTGGTTGGTGGACCAGATGATGCAGTTGCCATTCGCGGCAAAGCACACGTATGCGCAGGCACCGCTGCTTTCGTAGTCCAGGGGCGCGGGCGGCAACAGTTCGGCCGCATAGGCGTCGACGTACCGCATCACGGCCACCAGGGCTGTGTCATGGTCCACTCGGTGCCACCGTCGCTTCTCGATAATTGCCAGCGCTTCAGTGGCATCCAGGCCGCCGCGCTCGGCGAGCCGCGCCAGGCTCTGCGAGTGGTTGCGCTGTGCCCATTCCTCGTGGAGGATTGCAATGGGGATGAATGTGCCGGTGCGCATCAGGGGCATCATCTGCACGGCAGCCTCGGGTCCCTTTCCTGGCTGTGTGTGGGCGTGGCGCGCGCTGCGCACCTCGGTTGTGAGCTTGTAGTTGCCCATGGCGAGGGGTTCGAGCGGGACTGTTTCGATGGTGACCACAAGCCCGGCCTTCTTGGCGAAATCGACCAGGTCGAAGGCCATGGTATACACGGTGCGCTCGGCGGGATTTTCAATTTTGTCCAAGCTCATACTCCTGCAAGCGCCAGCTGCTCGCTGGCCGGGTGGGTGTTGGTGGTGGGCGCTGCGGCTGCGGCCGTGAGGGCCACGCCGCCGGCGCTTCGTACCTCGGCTGCGGCGTAGTCTTCGGCGCGGCGGAACTCGCTGCGGCTGATGTGCTGCAGCTGGTGGTGGTAGATCTCGATGCCGGTGACGATGGCCTCGATCTCGGCCAGGTGGGCCTGCGTGGTGGCGTCCCATGCGCCCGAGCCCATGGCGCGGCGCAGGAACTCATTGAGGGCCTGCTGGGCGGCCAGGATGTGGCCGTGCGTGCCCTTGACGGGGCCACGGGTGGCCACGGCGTCGGCGATGTTCATGGCGCTGACGACGTGGGCCCATTGCAGTTCTGTGGCGACGGCCTCGCGCATGGCACGGAAGCCGTCGACCACGGGGCGCATGAGCTGGTCGACCTGGTGGCGCTGCAGCAGCATGGCGCCGGCGACGGCGGCCAGCAGGGGGTTGTGCAGGCGTCTGCGCTGCTGGCGGGGTTTGGTGCGGCCGCTCATATCGGGTAGACCCCCTGCACGTTGAACAGGCCCAGGGCGCCCTTGAGCGGCACGAACTCGCGCGGCTTGGCGTTGTGCAGCACCACTCCAAACGGGCCATTGAAGAAAGGCGACTCGTGGGCACGTACGCACGCCACCACGTCGGCCTGGCCGACGATGCCGCCGAGCTGCAGGGCGCCGCGCGCGGGCAGGACGTGCAGCAGCGGCCGCAACCGGGCATCGGACTGCAGGAACAGCACGCAGGCCTCGTAGTCGCCTCGGGTGAGGGCTTGGCCTGCATGGATGAGCAGGGGGCCACGGTAGAGCATTTCCCAAGTGCGGTTCTCTACGGGCTTGATGCCGTGCGCCTCGATGGCGGCAGCGCGCTCGGCCGGGGTGGTGAGGTCGGGGCGGGTGATGAGCCAGGCCCAGGGCTGGCGGATGCTGAGCGCCTTCATGCTGCGGCCACCACGTCCAGCTCGGTGCTGTCGAACGACACGAACTGCGGCACGCCGCGCTTGGCGCGGGGGATGGCCACATCCCAGCCGGTGGCGCCCATCTTGCGCTGGATGGTGCCGGTCTTGCCCACGTGGGGTGCCTGCTTGGGGCCGCGCGCGTTGGCATTGACCTTGACCGCTACCCCGATGGCCAGCCCGCCCCCCCCCTGGCTGGCGGCAGCGCTGGAATCGCCTACGGCCTCGGCGGCCTGCGCGGGAGCGCCAGGCTGACGATCAATGCCCTGCGCCGCAGGCGCCTGTACATCGACCTCGGCAGGGGCATGCTCGCCGGCATCGGGCGCGGCCGCGCCGGCGAGTGCCGGCGCTTCGTTGCCCTGCGGCGCGTCAGCGGCGCCTGGTGCTGACCCCTGATCGAGGGCTTGCATGGCGGCCGCGATCTCTTGCGAAGCGTGCTCTTTCGAGGTCTTGGGCGCTTCGCCCTTGCCGGCCGCGCGCGCAGCGGGTTTTAGTTTGGGCGTGGCCTTGTCTTCGGGCTGAGCCTTTGACTCCCCTCCCGCTCCCTCCCCTGCGGGCGCAGCCAGATCGGTCGCGGCAGCTGCTTTTTGCAGTTTTTTCGCCGGTTTCTCGGTGGCGGGTGCGCTCTTGGGGCGCAGCTTGGCAATGGCCTCGGCTTCTTCCTTGCGCAGCGCCTTCTCAGCGGCTCGCACGGCGGGCTGCACGTCCAGTTTCATGACCTTGGCGGCCGCGCGCGCGACGTCGCCGCGCCCGTCGATGCTGCCCGAGCTGAACATCATGGTGATCACCACGGCGCGGTCCAGATCGTTGCCATCGAGGCGCTGTGCTGCGAGGCGGGCGCGTTCTTCGAATTCGGTGTAGCTCTCGCCGTCAGGGCCTTCCGGCAGCTTGAGCGCCTCGGTCATGTCTTCCTGACCGAGGTTGTCTGTCTGCTCGATCAGCCAGGCGCGCAGAAAGTCGGCGTTCATCAGCACGTCACTGGGGCTGTCGCACGACCGCAGGGCCAGCGTGACGGCATCGTGCGCAGCGTTGGCGGTCGCATGGTCGATGCGGTATTTGTACCGTTCGTTGATGCGCTTGATCTCGCCTTCGATGTCGACCTTGGCCTGAGTCGCCTTGAGCACGCCCTGGGTGACTAGCCAAGCCTCCGCCTCGGCCGTGGGCACTGCCTCGATCAGCTCTTTGGTGTGCGGGTTCTCGATCAGCACGGGCTGCGGGGCGCCCTTGCCCAGCAGGTCGCGCAGGGGCTTGGCTTCGCCATCTGCGGTGTCGTGCCGCTGGCCGTCGAGGCGGCTGTAGCCCGCCAGGTAGGAGCCGTACTTGCTGGTGATCTCGGCGGCTTCCTTTCCCTCGATGATCGTCATGCCCTTGGCCTCGGCCTTCTTGCGCAGGCCAGCGCGGTGGGCGTCTTCTTTGCCGTGGTAGCACGCAGGATCGGTACACAGATCGGTCGCGCTGCCCTTGGGGATCTCGGCGAAGAGGTCGGGGTTGGCGCCGGTGCGCTTGGGGCATTCCTTGCAGCTGCCGGCGGCCTTGACCAGGCTGGCGTCTGCGATGGCGAACACTGCGCGCTCAAGGGCGAGCATGACGTTCTGGCGCAGCCAGGTCTGCAGGGTGCGGTAGCTGGGCTGCTCGCCCTGGCCGTCCTTGCGGGTGGCTTCCTTGAGGGCCTTGAGCTGCAGGGCGCTGTCGGGGATGCGGGCCAGCAGTAGGCCGCGACTGGCGTCGAGGTCGCCGGCGCGCAGGGCCTCTCGGGCCTCTTGGCACAGGTCCAGCAGCTTGAGGCGGGCGTAGACGTAGCTGCGGCTCTTGCCAATCTTCTCGGCCACCTGGTCGGCGTTGAGCTTGTTGGCCTCCATGAGGTAGCCGTAGCCCTCGGCCTCCTCCAGCTCGGTGACGTCTTCGCGCTGCAGGTTTTCGATGATCTGGATCTCAAGCACCTGGCTGTCGGACAGCTCGCGGATCATGGCGGGCACCTCGGCCACCTCTGCGAGCTGGCAGGCGCGCCAACGGCGCTCACCGGCGACGAGCTCGTACTCGATGGGCTCACGTTTGCGGGTGGTGGCGAAGGGCCACGCGAAGACGCTGGTCTTCAGGGCGCGGGTAGTCTCTTCCACGCGCGACGCAGGCAGGGGCCGCAGCAGGATGGGCTGGTGCACGCCGCTGGCGCGCACGCTGTTGGCCAGCTCCTGCAGCTTGTCCTGGTTGAAGGTTTTGCGCGGGTTGGTGGTGCTGGCCACGATGCTGGCCACGGCCACCATGCGCATCTGCGGGCCGGCGCCGGCCGGGGGCAGGTCGATGGTGGCGGTGTCGTGTTGGTTCGTCATGCTGGTGGGCTCCTCAGGCTGTGCGCCACACGCCGAAGTGGTCATCGTCAATGGCGCGCAGGGCGAAGCGTTTGGCCTTGTCGCCCTGCACCCGGTTTGCATCCGTGACGTGCCTGGCCAGCACGGATCGCATTCGCTTTGGCAGCGGCTCGGTGCTGTCGCCTACCTCGGTGAGGCGCGCAAGCGTTGGTCCCCAGTCGGTGGCCTTTCTCTGCCGCGCTTTGGGCATGGGGATGCCCTTGCGAATGCCTACGGTGTTGGGGGTGATGGGCTTGAGGGATGCGGGGTTGATGGCCGTCCCTTGCTGCAGCAGCGCAATGCCCGCTGGTGGCTTTGGGGCTGCTGTTGCGGCGGGCGTTGCTGTGCTGGTCAGATGGCGCGGCGCGATCACGGGGTCGGCTTTGCCGTCGAGCATCACCAGCTTGAACTGTGGGCCTCGGCGGTACGTGTAGCCCTGGTCGGGGTCCGGGTCGCGCTTGAGCGCCTGGTGGGCCACCAAGTCGCCCAGCTGGGTGTGGATGACGCGGGGCGACACGTCGAACAGGCGGCTGATGCCGTCGCTGTGCAGCGTTTCGGTGGCGTTGGTCTTGAGGTGGTGGACCACGCGGCCGGCCAGGCTCTCGGGGTCGATGTGCATGACGGTCATGGCGTGGGCTCCTGGGTGGTGGTGATGGGAAGGCCTGCGAGGTCGGTGACGCGGCCGCAGGGGTGATACAGGCGGTTGCCTCGGCGGCTGGGCAGGGCGGTGGCCTGCGTGGCGCTGGGGCGCCCGGTGAAGGGGCGCAGTTCGGGGCAGTGGTAGCGGCCCTGCATGGGGGTGCTGGTGGCCCGGGCGGATGGCGCCTGTTGGATGTAGGACTTCACGCGGGCACCTCCACGCGCACGCCGGGGAGCTTCCACTCGATGGCGGCCCAGGCGGACAGGACCTGCGCCTGCAGGTGGCGAATGTCGCCGGCGTTGTCAATCACAGCGGCGGGCGCAAATGCCTCGCCGCTCACCTCGGAGGTGTGTTCGCCCGTGGCTGCTACGCAACCTGGCCGGGTGACCTGCCAGACCTGGCCGCCCACGCCGCGCACCAGCTCGGCCTCGTTCTCGGCGCGCACGTCGGTGATGACGACGAGGCGGGCCTGCAGGCCGGTGTGGAACCAGCGCAGGCGCTGTGCGGCCAGGTTGACCCAGTACGCGGCATCGTTGGCGCGGCGGTACTCTGTGCCCCACCAGCGCATGATCTGGCGTGGGCTGCGGGGTGCATCCAAGAAGTCTTGCAGGGGGCGGATCCCGAAGCAAAGATGGTCGACCACCATACGGTCAACGAAAGCCCGGTCGGTGCAGCGCGAAAGGGCCAGGGCATCCATGGGCCGCTCTTTGGTTTCGCGCCTGGTCAGGAACACCTCCTCGATGCAGTAGGCGTCGACGATCTCCAGGCGCAGGGGGTCGGCGAAGGCCATGGTGTGGGCGCCGGCGTGCTTGGCCAGCAGTAGGCCCACGGTGTCTTTGCCGCAGTTGATGGGGCCGGTGAGGCCGATGACGTGGGTGTGGTGGCTCATTGGTGGCGATCAATCAGATGGGGTGGTTGCACCTCGATGTGCTGGGCGTCGTTGAACGACATGCGCACGGCGGGGCGGGGGCAGTGCACGGTGATGCGCATGCCCTTCTTGAGGTGGGAGGCCAGGGCCAGGGCCTTGGCGCGGGTGGCGTTGGTGAACACCTGCTCCACGTGCACGGCCTGGGCGGTGGGGGTGACCTGGTCGAGGTCTATGCACACGACTGGGGCGGCATCGCCCTCGCTGCCCACTGGCTTCACGCGCACCTCGGCGTTGCGGGTGAGGGTGCCGGTGCACACCAGCCAGTGGTCGGGGTCGAGCGCTGCCGGCGCAGCCACTGGGGCCGCGCTGGTGGCGTGCTCGTCACCGTCATCACCGAACAGGCTGTAGCCGGGCGGCAGCGGATTTTGTGCAGACGTGTGCACAGCGGCCTCGGCTCAGTAGTGCGCCAGGGCGTACACGACGCCGGCGGCAGCGAACAGGCACCACGTGGCGGCCACCGCGATGGCGGACCAGCGCGCGAAGCGCAGCCACGCCTGCAGCCGCTGGTGGGCGCGGGTGTAGTGGGGGCCGTCGATGGTGATGGGCGCGGGCGCTGCCGGGGCGCGTTCGGTGGTGCGCTCGTGCAGCGCGGCCATGCGGTAGGCGTTGCAGGCCCCGGTGGTGACGCGCAGGGCGTTGTAGGTGCGGAGGCGGGCGATCATGGGCTGACCTCCTGGAGCTTGTCGTGGGACAAGAAGGCGTAGGAGACCTTGCAGTCCAGCCGGTGCAAGATGGCATTCGTAGTGCGAGCGTGGCGGTGAATTGCATCGTCCATGCGCTTGCAGATCCGGGCGCTTTCGTGCTGGTGATTTGCCCGGGCCCAGTTGCCCATTGCAATGACAGTGCGGTTGATCGCTTCACGTGCTCGGTCGGCCATGTCGTCGAGGTCGGGCGCAGGCACGGTGGGCAGTGGTACCCAGGCCTTCGCTTGTCTTGGCAGGATGGCATTGCCGTTGGGCACCAGGCGCGGCTCGATGCCGGTCCAGAACTCGCCGCAGGTGTTGCAGCCATAGGCTGAGTTGTCGTCCCACAGGGCGGTGCTTGCGCAGCGGCCGCAGCGGCCCGTGAAGTGGCCGGTGGGCTCGCCTGTGGGGTTGTTGGTGGGGCGCAGGGCCTCGGCTTGGGCGTCGGTCATGTTGCACCTCGCGCAGCTTCACGTACCGCCATCAGCTGCTGGCTGGGATAGGTGTTGATGTCGTGGGCTGCGTCGATCAAGCGCGCGGCCAGCTCCAGCAGCTCGGTGCGGGTCAGATCCAGATCGATGGAGACTGCGGCGCCGTGCCCACGGTGGTTGCGGATGCTCACCTCCAGGCTGGCCACCTCTTCGCTTGCCAGTCGGCACACGACCAGCTCGGTGGCCGCATGGTGGACGAGGTGCATGCCAAAGGCATCGCGCTGAGTGGCGCCAAACCTGCGCTGGTTGCTGTGCTCGCCCGCGCTCACGATGGGAGGGCGGGGAACGTGCACCGTGGTGGCTGTCGGTGCGGTTGTGCAGACGTCTGCACTGGTGACTGTGGCGGCCATGCTCAGGCCTCCACGCGCTCAACGCACAGCACGGCGAGGCCGGAGACCTGGTGCGCGGCCTGTTCAGCGGCTTCGCAGCTGCTGCTCTTGACCTGGATGGTGGGCAGCTTGCCCAGGGCGTCGAGGGTGTCTACCTCGTCGGAGGCGGTGCCGGCCGGCACCAGAGTGGCGCGGTAGCTGCGCGCGGGGGTGATTTGCATGTTCGCTCCTGTGCGCCGAAATGGCGCGGCGGAGCGAATTGAACCACGGTTAAAAACTGGTTGTCAACCACAGTTCAATTTTGGGTTGATTCTGGTTCAGCCTCGCTTTTGCTGCGTGTGGCTTTTTTGCGTCGGCATTGGCGGGTATCCAGGAATGTTTTCAGCCGGTGATCCTCCGTACGGATCCACTGCATGTTCTCGGCGGAGTCAGGGCCACCAGCGCACAGCGGCATGATGTGGTCCACCTGCCAGCCTGGGCAGGCGCCTCGTGGTTTGCCGGTGGCTGGGCAATGATGCTCGGTCCTGAAGGCGCGGACCTTCGATTGGTCGCGGCTAGGTCGCGTGTCTGCAATGGCTGGCGTCAGGGCGACAGCCAGCCAGAGCAGCGTACCGGCGCGCATTTCAGTGGGCGCGGTTTTCTTGAAAGGCGTCTGCCGGAACGCCACCAGCCACGCGCTGGATGCTCTCGATTTCCTCGCGCAACAGAGTCATCGGCGCGAACCCATCGTTGATGCTCACGAGTTGGATCTCGTCGTCGCGGACCCAGTTCAGGTGTTTGAGCAGCTTCCGGCCGTCGCTGAGCTTCACCATCACATCGTTGCCTGGCTGGGCCTCCACGCTGGGGGTCACGACGATGAACTCGCGGGCGCGATATCGGGGAGCCATCGAGTCACCTCGGACGCGTAGTGCATAGGCTTCAGGATCCTTGGTCCAGTATTCGACGAACCCTTCCCCGTGCCCCACGGGGAACTGCATTTCCTCAAGAAACCCGTCAACACCGCCCTTCACGTGCCCGACCACGGGCACGCGCCGTGAGGCGATCAGAGCCGGCGCTTCGGCCACATTGGATGGCTCGGGGGCATACGTTGACGTCTGGTACTTGGACCCCACCCCCGTTGTCAGCCATGCGGGATTCAGTCCGAAGAGCTTGGCAACCTTGAAGTTGTTGGTGGTGCCGAATGCGCCGCCGTCGCGGACCTTCTTGACAGCTTGATAGCTGATGCCAAGGGCTGTAGCCAGCTGCGATGTGGTCATGCCGCGAGCGTCCATTTCAGGCTTAAGGCGATCCCAGTAGTTAGCAACCATGGTTGAAATATTACGCGCGTAAGCGTGAACTCCGGTTGACATCATGATTTAAACCGTGGTTCAATATTCGGATGCGCAAAGACAAAGCCATTGAACTTCTGGGCGGCACCATACCTGCCGCGGCAGGCGCCGTGGGCGTCACCTACCAAGCGGTTATGAAGTGGCCGGACGAACTGTCCGGGCGCATTGCCGACCGCGTGATCGCCGCCATCGCCCGTAGGCATCTGCCGCCGGAGTTGCTGGGGGAGGAGCCGAGTCGGCCCGATCTGGCGGCTCAGGAGGCGGTGCAGGCGCAGGGGGTGGCCCATGCGTAAAGGAATCAGCATGGCCTGTCTCCCCGTCGACTTGGTGAAGGTGCGGTCGGGTGATTCCGAAGCCATGGTCGTGGCTGCGGTGGCACTTGCCGGGCGTCTGTTTGGGCTGGCTGGGAGCAGCGTTGCCTTCCCTCACGGGGCGGCTGACGTGTCGCGTGAGGAAGGCAGCGCAAGGGCGGGGCTGCTGGCCGCAGCCATGGAGCTGCGTGACTTGCTAGCTCAGTCCCCGCAGGGTCGGCAGGCCCTGCGCGATCTCGGCTTTGAGCCAGTCTTTCACGATGTCGAAGGTGAATGACATGGTGGGCTTCATCACGTTGTCCTTGGCTTTGTTCCACAGCGTGTCGCTGCGGATGGCGTCCACGAATTCGCAGCCCGCCCAGGTGAGCCGCCGGATTTGCACCTTTGCTGGCTCCCCGGATGCGTATTCCTGGATGTGGGCTGTGATGAGGCCTGCCTCCTCCATCCAGATCGTGTGGATCGAGAAGTCCGCCTTTTCTACGCCGTCCAGGCCGGTGAGCACGAAACCGTGCTCCATATCGGCGACGTCCAGCGCAATGCGCCGGATCAAGTCCATGTCCCGTTTCATGTTCGCCCCTCTCGAAGGCAATGGTTGTGTTGCCACTCCATTGTGCCGGCGGGAGAAGGCGGGCGCTACGAGGGCGCAATGTCAGCCGTTGTTTCCGGGGACCAACTCGTCGTGCAAGGTTTCCAAGAACAGGCCTGCCCGCAGGCCCATGGTGTCCCCATCCTCCTCCAGGACCTTGCGCGCCGAGCGGAAAGCACGGCTGATCTGCTGGTCGGACAGCACTCCGCTGAGCTTGAGTTCCGCGATTATTTTGCTTAGCAATGCCTGTGTGCCCAGGCTGATGGACGCGAGGTCGTTTTCCATGTCTGCCCCTTTCAACGGTGATGGTTGTGTGGAGACACCATTTTGCCCAGGGGAGAGGGCGGGCGCCATTTTTAAACCACCCAGCCCCGAGAGCCGCTGCATCGCGGCAGGGGTTTTCAACAGTTCCCCTTCTTGAGTCATGCAGTGGGCGCGCGGGAAGGTGCGCTTGCTTTGCGATGCGGCGGGCTGGGTGGTTTTCTTTTTCGTGTGTCACGGGCCGGAGTGTGGCGGCGTGGCGCGGGTAAGTCTGTAACAGTAAAACGAGGGGTTGTGAAATGAACGTGATTGACGCTGCGTACAACGTGGTGCACGACTACCCGGGCGGTGCCGAGAGCCTGGCTGGGCGTGTGGAGAAAAACCCCACCACACTGAACCACGAGGTGGCCGAGGTGGGCACGGCGAAGCTGGGCCTGAAGACGGCTGTGAAGCTGACGGCCTTCACGAAGGACTACCGCATTCTGGAGGCCTTTGCGGCCCAGTGCGGGCGCATGGTGCTGCCGATGCCCGAGGTGCTGGCCAGCGATGGCGATGAGTGCCTGAAGAGCCTGGGCGAGGTGTTGCGCGAGAGCGGCGAGGTTGTGCGCGAGCTGACCGGCAGCCTGGAGGACGGCAACATCAACGACAACGAATACGGCCGCATTGCGAAGGAGTGCGGGCACCTGGTTAGCGCGGCGACTAACCTGCTGGCCGCTGTGCGGGCGCGCAATGCGGCCGGCAAGCCAGCGAGCGCAAAGGGCGGTGTAGCTTGAGGCCGGCCGGGGAGGTGCGGCAGGCCTTGTTTTCGGCCTGCCAGCGGTTGGCTACGCCTGCGCGGGGGGTGACCCTGCAGGAGATGGCGCGTGGTGCGTGCGTGGGGCTGCAGGCCGCACGCCACACGGTGCAAGCGATGCGGCGCGCGGGGCAGATCACGCCCCTGCAGGAGCGGGCGGTGGCCTACCGCAACCGCAAGGTGCTGGAGTACGTGCCGGCGTCGATGGCGGAGCCTGGGCCGACCTGCACTGAGGGTGCAGGGGCTGCTGCCCTGGGCCATGCGCTGCTGGCGTGGAAGGGATAGGCGCAGCAGCGATGTCATCGAGCGATCAACCAACACCACCGGCCGCATTGGCGCCGGTGTGGGAGACCATTCCCGCAGCCCTGGCAAACCGCCAGCAATGGGTGCTGTGGAAATACGAATGGGATGTGAAGCGCAGCGCCTGGCTGAAGGTGCCGTATTACGTGATGGGCGGGCGGCGCACGGGGGACCAGGGGAGTGACCGGGACCGTGGGCGACTGGCCACGCTGCCCCTGGCGCGCCGGGCCTTTGAGAAGGCAGTGGGCACGGCCAGCGCCTGGACGGGGGTGGGCTTTGGGTTTTTGCCCGATGACGGCCTGATCGGCATTGACCTGGACAAGTGCCGGGACCTGGAGACGGGGGCGCTGAGCGAGCGCGCCGCCAAGATCGTGCAGGCGTTTCACTCGTTCACCGAGTGCTCGCCATCGGGCAAGGGCCTGCACATCTACCTGCTGGGCCACACGCAGACGGCCAAGAGCAACGATATCGGCGTGGAGATGTTCTGCGAGAAGCAGTACTTCACGGTGACGGGACACCACCTGGAGGGCACGCCCCTGGATGTGGTGGAGGCCGAGGATGGGGCGGTGCGGCGGATGCACAAGACCATCGAGGAGGCGAAGGCAAAGTACAAGGCCGCGCCCCCCGTGCGGGCCCCTGCTGCCCAGCGCAGCACGCCGTCGAGCGGTGACGACGATGGCGATGATTTTGCGAAGGTGAACCGGCGGGCGATGGAGAACCTGCAGGCATGGGTGCCGGCACTGTTTGGCGGCAAAGAGCGGGCGCACAGCGAGGGCGGTTACCGCGTGACCTCGAAGGCTTTGGGCCGGGACCTGCAGGAAGACCTGACCATCCATCCCAAGGGGATCCACGACTTTGGTCTTGAGGACACCGACCCGCGAGGGGGCAAGCGCTCGCCCGTGGATCTGGTGATGGAGCATGGCCCGGGCACTGCCAAGGCCGGCGAGGCGCTGCATTGGCTGGCGAAGGTGCTGGGCATCGTGCTGGAGAAGCCCGGGAAAAAAAATGCGAACAAGGGTGCTGCCGCTGGGGGGCAGGATGCGGGTGCGGGGCCTGCGCCTGCGCCGGATGGCGAGGCTCCAGCTGCTGCCGATGACGGCGACGGCGGCAAGCCCCCCGCCAAGCCACCCAAGAAACGCCGCAGCGGTGGTGATGATGGCGATGACGGGGACGACGGCATAGATGGCGGCCTGGTCGAGCTCTACAACCGGCTGGTGATGCACCGCGGGCGGCCCATGGATTGCCGCGAGAACGTGATGTATGCCCTGCAGCTGGATCCCACGCTGAAAGGGATGGCCAAGTTCAACGACTTCACCCGCCTGATTGAGCGCAGCCGGACCACGCCCTGGGGACACGCCCCGGGGGAGTGGAACGATGAAGACGACTTGATGCTGGGCGAGTACCTGCTGCGGGAGCATCGCCTGGGCGTGAAGGCCAAGGGCACGCTGCGCGATGGGGTGCTGATGGCGGCCAGGTCGAGCCGGTTCAACCCGGTGGTGGACCTCATCAAGGCCGAGGCCTGGGACGATGTGCCCCGGCTGGAGACTTGGCTCTCTACGGTGTACCGGCTTGGGGAGCGCAAGGACCCGGCAGAGGCGGAGCGGTTTCTGAAGTACACGCGCCTTATCGGGCGGTGCTTCTTCATGGGCCTGGTGAACCGGGCGATTCACCCGGGTTGCAAGTTTGACTACATGCTGATCATCAAGGGCGAGCAGGGGCTGGCGAAGTCCACTCTGTTCCGCGCGATCGCGGGGCCGTTCTTCACCGACAACGGCACGAAGGTGGGCGAAAAGGATTCGCTGATGGCGCAGCAACTGGCCTGGATCGTGGAGTCGGCTGAGCTCGAGTCGTTGAACAAGGCGGAGAGCACTTCCATCAAGCAGTACCTGAGTGTGCAGGACGACCTGTACCGGCCACCCTATGGGGCGGCGATGGTGAAGGCACCCCGGCACTTTGTCAACGTGGGCACGACGAACGCGGAGACCTTTCTGAAGGATGCGACGGGGGACCGGCGCTTTTGGCCGCTGGAGGTGTTCGAGGTGTTCCTGGAGAAGTTGAAGAAGATGCTGCCCCAGCTGCTGGCCGAGGCGCTGGTGAGGCTGGAGCGGGGTGAGCAGTATTGGCCCACCCGCGAGGAGGAGAAGGCCCTGGTGTTCCCGGAGCATGAGCAGTTCAAGCACACGGACAGCTGGGAGGACATGCTGCACGAGTACGTGAATGCGCCTACGGCCAAGAAGATGGGCACGCCGGCCGGGGCCACGCGCGAGTTCTTCCCCACCACCGAGCTGTATGAGGCGATGGGCATCAAGGCGGATCGCATTGATGCCAACGGCAACATGGATGGGCGCATGGCGCGCGCCATGAAGGGGCTGGGCTTCGAGCGCGGCCGAGAGACAACCGGCAACCCGCGCAGGCGTGGGTTCAAGCGGCTGAAGCTGGACCAGGAGGCAGTGACCGCGGCCGTGGAGGCCGCCAAGGCCGATCCCCCGGGCATTGCCCCATCACCCATTGACCAGGGCCCACCAGGCGCTATGCGCCTGCCCCCTGGCCCCCTATCGCATGAAGGTGAGGACGATGAGCCGATCCCCTTCTGAGAGATCCACCACCACCGCCAAGGTGCGCTATGGGCGCCCCGCGATCTGGTCACGCCCCGCCCGGTGCACGCGTCTGCGCGCCTGGTCGGTCCTGTCGCCATCGCCGTCCATGCCGTCCACCCCACGTCCACCCGGGGGTGGACGGCGCAAGTGGTTGATTTCACAGGGGGTTTTGGGCATCCGTCCACCCGTCCACCCCTGATGCCACCACTTCTACACACAAGCGTGCGCAGACGCAGGGGGGCGCGTGTCTGCGCGCACGCACGGGCGCGGCTTCAACCCATACCTATGGACAGGGTGGTCCGGTGGACGGATCTAGGTTCCATGCGGGTTTGCGGCGTCCACCCCTCGTCCACCACCGACCTGCAGGGTGGCCGGAAGTTCTCTCAACCATCAACGGTGCAGACGTCTGCACATCAGGATTCAGCTATGACGACGACGGCCCAGCCAGCCAGCATGAGGGATGCGATGCCGCAGACGGCGGAGTTTGTGGACCGTAAGAGCGTGGAGTGGGGCAGGGCCCACGTGCGTGACTGTGTCGCGCGGGCGCTGAAGGGTGAGCCGGGATGGTTCTACGCGATGGAGGCGGGGCACGTGCGGGGCACGCCCTTTGAGGATTGGCACCCGATGGCGGCACACCAGCGTACGGCGGTGCTGGTGGGTGCGTCGTTCGCGGCGTTCATGCGGGAGCCTGAGGGCAAGGGAGGCAGCGATGGCGCAACGGCTTGAGCACATCAAGCAGCGGCTGGAGTGCTGGGCCATCTGGGCATCGCGTGGTGCGGGCCTGGGGTTCAAGACGAAGTCGGTGCTGGCGAGTGAGGTGTGGTCGCGTGGCAGCTACAACCATGTGCCTATCCCCGTGTCTGAAGAAGAAGCATGGGAGACCGAGAAGGCGGTGATGGCGCTGAAGCTGACCAGGTCGCATCTGCACGTGATGATCCTGCACGTGTACCTGAACGACCTGGGTGTGCGGGAGACGGCGAAGCGGATGCAGCGGGCGGAGTCCACCATCAAGGCGCAGCTGGTGCAGGCGGACCACGCAATCAACGCCTGGCTGGAGGAGCGGGCAGTGGAGGTGGAGAGCAAGCGCAAAGCGGCCGCGCCGTCAATCACAGCGAAACGGGGGAGTTTTACTACATAGACCTTTTCGGTACATTTCAGGCACCGTGTGGTTGTTGCGCCTCCCCGCAGCAACATGGTCGAAACCCCGTCAGCGTTGTGTTGGCGGGGTTTTTTGTTTTCCGCTCGGCCAGGCTCGCCGGACACAGCCTGCAAGCCCCGGATCGTCCTGCGTCCGAGCACCTACACCATGCCCATTGCACCGCCTCGCCCCTGCACCCATCCCGGGTGCGGGGCACTGGTGCGCGATGGCTCCGGCCGCTGCGCCAAGCATCCCAAGCCCGCCTGGCAGAAGCCAGCCAATGCCACCAAGCGCATCACGGGCAGGAGGTTGCAGGCGATGCGGGCGGACCTGTTCAAGCGCAAGCCGCTCTGTGAGGAGTGCGAGCGCCTCGGACGCGTGACCCTGGCCACCCAGCGTGACCACAAGGTGCCGCTGGCCGAAGGCGGCGCCGACGACGAGTCGAACGAGCAGGCCCTGTGCCACGCATGCCACGAGGCGAAGAGCCTGCAGGAGGCATTGCGCGGGCGCAGGCGGTCGGGCGGGCATGGCTGATCCCCCTCGGGCTGATAGGCGGCCCGAGGGGGAGGGGGCGGTCAAAAGTCTGGGGCCTCTTCCCCGGAAACCGATCTGTTCCCTAAATTTTTACGTGCGGGGGTTATGGGGGAGGGGGGGTACCCCCTGCCTGTGGCTGGGTGCAGTGCACACGTCTGCACACAGCAAAACGGAGATATCACCATGGGTGCGCGAGGGCCAAAACCACTACCTGCGAACGTGCACCAGCTGCGCGGCAACCCCAGCAAGAAGCCGCTGGGCGCGATCCTGGATGAGTTCCGGCCAGAGGTGGAGATTCCTGGCTTCCCCTCGTGGATCTGGCCAGAGGCGAAGAAGGAATGGAAGCGCATTTCGGTCGAGCTGGAGCGCTACGGCCTGATCTCCAAACTCGACCGGGCCGCGCTGGTTCTGTACTGCCAGGCCTGGGCCAAGATGGTCTGGGCAGAGCAAGCGCTGTCACGCGCCATGAAGCTGGCGGACGAGGCACGCGCTGCGACCGAGGCAAAGGGCGAGGAGTACACCGGCGGCGACGGCCTCATGGTCAAGACAGCCGGCGGCAATTTCACCTACTCGCACCACTGGGTGGTTGGCAAGCATGCCGCCTCCGAAGTGAAGCGCTACCTGGACCTGTTCGGCCTGTCGCCTTCGGCTAGGTCGCGCGTCACCACCAGCGACAACCGTCAGGGCGCACTCTTCACCGAGGAGGGCTCGAAAGATCAGTGGGATGACCTGTGAACCTGGACACACGATTCGGCGACGTCGCCACCGCGTATGCCCAGGACGTAGCGGACGGGAAAATCATCTCCTGTGTTTGGCACCGCCTGGCGTGCGAGCGCCACCTGAAGGACCTACGCCGCGCAGCAGCTGGTGAGTTTTCGTACCGCTGGAACCCGGAGCTGACCTCCCTGGCCGGCAAGTTGTACCGCCCGGCCGAGCGAGTGTGCAAGTTCGCCGAGCTCATGCCCCACATCAAGGGCGACTGGGCTGCGCGCGGCAAGCTGATCAAGCTCGAAGCCTGGCAGATCTTCATCCTCGCAAGCATCTTCGGGTGGGTGCACCACGAGACCGGTAAGCGCCGTTTTCGCGTGGCCGATGTGATCGTGCCGCGCAAGAATGCGAAGTCCACCATTGCGGCCGTCATCGGCCTGTACATGCTGGGCCCGGACGAGGAATTCGGCGCCGAGATCTACTCAGGCGCCACCTCGCAAGACCAGGCAATGGAGGTGTTTCGGCCGGCGCTGCTGATGGCGAAGGCCACGCCGCGCTACTGCGAGCGCCACAGGGTGCGCACCAACGCGTCGAACCTGTCGATCACAGAGAACAACTCGAAGTTCGAGCCGGTGATCGGCAAGCCTGGCGACGGTGCCTCGCCCAGCTGCGCCATCGTGGACGAGTACCACGAGCACAAGACGGCCGAGCTGTACGACACCATGCAGACTGGCATGGGCGCGCGCATGCAACCGCTGATGCTGGTGATCACCACGGCCGGCTCGGACATCTCCGGCCCGTGTTTCCAGCACCAGGGCGAGCTGCACAAGATCCTGCAGGGCGTGGTCGAGAACGATCAGCGCTTCGGCATCATCTTCACAGTCGATGAAGACGACGATTGGACCTCTGAGGAGGCACTGCGCAAGGCCAATCCGAACTATGGGGTGTCGGTTGACCCCGAGTTCCTGAAGCTGCAGCAGCGTGACGCGCAGGAGAACCCGCGCAAGCAGAATATTTTCAAGACGAAGCACTTGAACATCTGGGTTGCTGCGGCCTCGCCGTGGCTCAACCTGCACAAGCTGCAGAAGCTCGGCGATGCCACGCTGTCCCCTGAGGGCCAGGACTGGGATGACAGCCAGTTCGGCCTCGACCTGGCCAGCAAACAGGACATTGCCAGTGCTGTGCTGCTGTGCTGGATAGGGGAGGGCGATGAGCGCCACTACTACGCCTTCTCGCGCAATTACGTGCCCGAGGCGGCGCTGGAGAAGCCCGAGAACGCGCACTACCAGGCCTGGGTGAACGCCGGCCATCTGATCGCCACGCCGGGCAACATGATCTCGCTCACGCAGATCCAGGAGGACGTGCTCGAAGTGTGCGCCCAGATCGGCACGCGCAAGGTGGCCAAGGACCCATGGGGCGGCCACCAGATGGGCGCCAACCTGGCCGAGGAGGGCATCGAAGTGGTGGACGTGCCCCAGCAGGTGCGCTACCTCAGTGAGCCGATGAAAGAGATCGCCGCGCTGGTGGAGGCAGACCGTTTCCACCACGACGACAACCCCTGCTACGTCTGGATGATGAGCAACGTTGAGGTCAAGGAAGATCGCAATGAAAACGTGTTCCCACGCAAGGCCAGGGCCGCCAACAAGATCGACGCCGCGATCGGAACCATCGTCGCCATGAACCGCGCCCTCGCGGGGATCGAAGAGCAAGAAACCTCCTTCTGGGACGCAAAGTGAAAATCCTTGACCGCATATTCGGCCGCAAAGCGACCGAGCTCAACTACGACCAGGTGGCCGCGCTGATCGACGGCGCCAGCGTAGGCCGCGCTGCCGGCGTCGTGGTGACCGAGAAAACGGCCCTTCAGGTCTCCACCGTGCTGTCCTGCGTGAAGGTGATCGCCGATGGTTGCGCCACGCCGGATATGCACGTCTATCGGGAAACCAAAGACGGCCGCAGCGAGAAGGCGACCAACATCCCGGAGTACCGGCTGCTGTGCCGCCGGCCAAACGAGTGGCAGACCTCATTCGAGTGGCGCCGGCAGATGACTATGCACGCAGCGCTCACTGGCTCGGGGCTGTCGATCAAGGTGCGCGGTGACAACCGGCGCGTGCGCGAGCTGATCCCTGTTCAGCCCGGGCAGTGGGATGTGCGGCGCATCTCGCGCTACGAGCTCCGGTACCGATGCTGGGACGAGTTCGGCGTGATCGGGGAGTTCGGCCCCGAGGATGTGTTGCTGCTCAATGGCCTGCAGTGGGATTGGGCGCGCAATATCGACGCTGTCTCCCTAGCCCGCTCTGCCATCGGCCTGGCGATCGCCACCGAGCGCAGCCAGGCGGCCATGCACAAGAACGGGCTGCGCCCAGGGGGCACTTACTCGGTCGAGGGAAACCTCACCCAAGAGCAGCACGACCGCATCACGAAGTGGCTGAAGGAAAACGCAGGGCCCGACAAGGTGGGTGAGCCGCTGGTGCTCGATCGGGGCGCGAAGTGGCTGACCACCGCGCTATCGGGTGTGGACGCACAGCACGTGGAGACCAGACGCCTGCAGATCGAGGAGATCTGCCGCGGCTATGGCGTGTTCCCCGTGATGGTGGGTCACTCAGACAAGGCCAGCACCTTCGCCAGCACTGAGGCCTTTTTCAGCGCCCATCTGAAACACACGCTGGCGCCATGGCACAAGGCCTGGCGCGACCGCCTCGACGAGACCCTGCTGGACGGGTCCGGGCCGCTCTATGTGGGCTTCGATACCCGCTACCTGGTCGCCGGCCCGATGAAAGACCGCGCAGTGTGGGCGCGCACGATGGCCGAGCTGGGCATCTACACCCGCAACGAACTCCGCGAGGAAGAGGGCCGCGACCCTCTGCCTGGCTTGGATGAACCGCTGACGCCCCTCAACATGAGCAAGGGCAACGGCAATGACGAGGGGAACGACGATGAAACGAAACCAGATTGAGCGCAAGGACGGCAACGGCGGGCGCGAAGTGCGTTCGTTCGTGCTCGAACTGAAGGCCGCCGACGACGGAACGGTCGAGGGCTACGGGTCGGTCTTCGACGTGGTCGACAACTACGCCGATGTGATCGCCAAGGGCGCCTTCCAGGCCAGCCTCGATGCCCACAAGGCGGCTGGCACCATGCCTGCGATGCTGTGGCAGCACGAAGCATCGCAGCCTATCGGCATCTGGACCGAGATGGTTGAGGACAGCAAGGGCCTGCGCATCAAGGGCATGCTGGCGCTGGAGACCGTCAAGGGCAAGGAAGTGCATGCCCTGCTCAAGCTCGGCGCGCTCAACGGCCTGTCGATCGGCTTCATGTCAAAGCAATGGGGCTACGACCGCGACACCGATGTGCGCACCCTGACCGAGGTGGACCTGTGGGAGGTATCCCTGGTCACCTTCCCGGCCAACCAGAAGGCCCGGGTCACCAATGTGAAGGCCTCGCCCGATGAGGTGCAGGCCCCCAAAGACGCCGAGCGGATCCTGCGTGAGGCAGGTTTCAGCAAGAGCGACGCGACAGCCTTTGTGTCGCGTGTCATGCGGATGGGAGAAGCGCGGAGTGAGTCCGCTGATTCGACCGCGCAAGCCATGAAGTCAGCCACCCGGCTGCTCGACTCCCTGCGCAGCTGACCAGTCCCGGCCACTGCGTTCACCAATCCTGCCGCCTACGGGCGGCTTTTTTGTTTCCGAAGGACACACCATGAAAAAGAATCTCCTCGCGGCCGCCATGGCCGCCCACTTCGCCGCGTTCACCGGCCGCCTGGCTGCAGTCGGCGCCTACGAGCAGCGCGACGATCCCACGATCAAGTCGGTGGCCGACGCCCTCGACAAGATCGCAACCGCTTTCGACGAGTACAAGAAGACCAACGACCAGCGCATCGAAGCCATCAAGGCCGGCAAGGGCACGGCCGAGCTCGACCAGAAGCTGGCCCGGATGGATGAGCACATCGACAGCCTGGGTGAGCTGAAGTCCAAGCTCGAAAAAATGGAAACCAAGCTGGCGCGGCCAGGCTCGTTGGACCCGGGCCGCCAAGAGGGCGAGATCAAGGAAGCCGCTGAGTACCGAGGCGCCTTCATGAACTGGATGCGTGACCCCTCCGACCCCGAGCGCCGCACGGCACTGCAGCAGCGCGCCAAGGAACTGAAGAAGGTGCAGCGGGCCTCCGCCAGCGATGAGGACGGGTGGGAAACGCGCGCCACGCAGACCGTCACCTCCACGGGCTCAGCTGGTGGCTTCGCCCTGCCCGAGGTGATCGAGCGCCAGATCGCTCGGCTGTCGGTGGACATCTCCCCCATCCGCCAGATCGCAACCGTGCGCACCGTGGGCAGCCCCGACTACAAGGAGCTGTTCGACGTGAACGGCGCAACCTTCGAGTGGGTGGGCGAAGCGGCCACGCGCAGCCAGACCGACACGCCGAACCTCGCCGAAGTGGCGCCAACCTTTGGCATGGGCTCGGCCAAGCCGCAGGCCTCCGAGGAGTCCCTCGACGACCTGTTCTTCAACGTGGAAGGCTGGCTGGTGGAATCGGCAGCCGAAGCCATCGCCCAGGGCGAAGGCCTCGCGTTTGTGTCGGGCAATGGCACGAACAAGCCTACCGGCTTCCTGGCTGGCCCCACGCCTGTCACCACCGCTGACGGCGCGCGCGCGTTCGGCACGCTGCAGTACATCGCCTCCGGCCAGGCCGCTGCGATGCCCACGAGCCCGGATCTGTTCTATGACCTGGTCTACGGCCTGCGCCAGCGCTATCGCCGCAATGCCCAGTGGGTCACCAACAAGCTGGTGCTGGCGGCGATGCGCAAGTACAAGGACACCGCCGGCCAGTACCTGTGGCAACCCGCACTCACGGCGGGCGAACCGGCAACGTTCCTGGGCTACGGCATCACCGAGGCCGAGGACATGCCCGCTGTGGCGGCCAACTCGTTCCCGCTGGCCTTCGGCGACTTCAAGGAGGGCTATCTGATCTGCGATCGCGTGGGCATGCGCATCACGCGCGATGAGATCACCACGCCCGGCTTCGTGAAGTTCTATGTGCGCCGGCGCGTGGGCGGCAAGCTGCGCAACACCCAGGCCATCAAGCTGCTGAAGATCGCGGCGGCCTGATCCACCACAACCCAGGGCCCCGTTCGCGGGGCCCTTTGCATTGGAGCGAATCATGAAGCTGACAGCAAAGCAGGACTTCTCGTGGGCCCACCGTGGCGTGCAGATCGAGGAGTTCAAGAAGGGGCAGGTCATCGACACCAAAGACGAGGACCTGATCCGCGTGGCCACCGCAGAAAAGTGGGCGTCCAAGCAACGCGGAAGCGCTGCAGACCCGGCTGGCGACGGCGACGATGAAAAGGACGACGACAAGGGCGGTGACGACAGCGGCGGCACTGGCACCGGCACCGGCACCCCACCCGCAGACTGATCCCACTTCGCCATGCCCCGCGCGCGGGGCATGCCAAAGGCGGAACGAAACACCATGCCAACCATCAAGATCACCGACGCGGCCGCCGAGCCGGTCACCCTGGCCATTGCCAAGGGGCACCTGAAAGAGGATTTGGTCGACGCGACCAACGATGCCTACATCACCACCCTGATCACCGTGGCGCGCCAGGCCTGCGAGGAGCGGCTGCAGCGCACGCTGCTGACCACCACCTGGCTGCGCAGCGAATCGGGTTTCCACCGGGCCTGCATCCCGCTGGCCTTCCCGCGCATCCAGTCCATCGACTGGGTGAAGTACGTGGCCGAAGACGGCACGCTGACCACGCTGGACCCTGCGGCCTACGAGCTCGAAGCCACGCACGAGCCCGGGCTGCTGCTGCCCGCCTACGGCCTCGCCTGGCCGGCTGCGCGCGCCCGCCCGGGCGCCGTGAAGGTGCAGTACAAAGCCGGCTACGGCGATACGGCCGCAAGCCTGCCCAAGCCCATCGCGCAGTGGATCCTGCTGGCCCTCACCGACCTGTACGAGAACCGAGGCCGCAGCGGCGAGCGACCCATGCTGCCGCACGACTTTGCCGATGGGCTGATCAGCTCGTTTGAGATCAGGAGCATCTGATGGACTCCGTAGGCAAGCTCAATGATCGGATCTCGATCCGGCGCCCGGGCACTGGCCAGGACGCTGCAGGCCAGCCCTCGGCGCCGTGGGTGGAGGTGGCGGCGGTGTGGGCCGATGTGCGGCACCTGAACGGCACCGAGGCCATCCGCGCGGATGCGCCGACCAGCGTGGTGCAGGCCTCCATCCGCATCCGCCGGCGGCCGGGCATTGACGCCAGCATGCGCGTGGTGCTGGAGCCCAGCGGGGTGACGTACCAGATCAAGTCCGTCCCGCCGCTGGTGCACGGGCCGGCCTACATGGACCTGGTGTGCGAGGTGTTGCCGTGATCGGGGCCAGCCTGGACTTGAGCGCCATCTACGCCAAGCTGGATGGCATGGCCAAGGGCGCGAAAGCAGGGGTTCGGCCTGCCGCGCAGGCGGGAGCGCAGGTGTACCAGACCGAGGTGCGCGCCCGGGTGCCGGTGTCGGCCAAGGCGCACAAGAGCGGCAAGAAAACCTATGACCCTGGCACGCTGCGGCGGGCCGTGTACCAGGCCTATGCCGACGACGAGAGCAGCGACGAGCGGGCCACCTACCGCATCAGCTGGAACAAGTCGCACGCCTTCTACGGCAAGTTTCTGGAGTTCGGCACCAGCAAGATGGCCGCGCAGCCCTTCCTGCGGCCCGGGTACGACTCGGCGCGCTCGCGCGCCATCAGCGCGGTGCAGCACGTGCTGCAGGCCGAGGCGATGAAAGGACTGCGCTCATGACCATCGACACCCTGCTGTTCGACACACTGGGCCCGCTGGTGGCCAATGCTGCCTACCCCGACGAAGCGCCCGAGGGCGCGCCCCTGCCGCGCATCGTGCACCAGCAGATCGGCGGTGACGGCCTGGCGTACCAGGAGGGCACGCTGCCCACCACCGAGGGGTGCCGCGTGCAGGTCGCCGTGTGGACCGCCTCGCGGCTCACTGCCACCGCCCTGGCCAAGCAGGCCGAGGAGGCCATTCTGGCGCAGCCTGGGTGGCAGGCCGAGCCCGTGGGCGGCCGCACCTCGCTGAAAGAGCCGGGCGAGCTGCTTTACGGCTCGCGGCAGGACTTCTACATCCGGGCGCCGCGATAGCGCTCTGCGCCTTGTGCACACGTATGCACAAACCAATTTAGGCCACCCGGCCTCCCCCTAAGCCCTGCTGGCGCAAGTCAGTGGGGCTTTTCGTTGCCCGCAAGGGTGTTCTCTGTGCCCGCTGTCGCGGGCTTTTTTCATCAAGAAAGGGCCTTCCATGGCACGCACTCCCTCCGGCACCATTACCTCGGTTGCCACTGTCTTCGCCGCATCCAAGCCGACCACCGGTATTTCCAACCTGGCAGAAGCTGTTGTCTCCTGCACGGCCCACGCCTACGTGGCGGGCGACATTGTCGAGATCACCTCCAACTGGGCGCGCCTTAACCGCCGCGCCTTCCGCGTCAAGTCGGCCCCCACGGCCGATACGTTCGTGCTGGAGCTGGCCGACACCACCAGCACGATCATCTACCCGCCAGGCTCGGGCGCCGGCGCGGGCACCGTGCGCAAGGTCAGCACCTGGGTTCAGCTGGACAAGACCATGAACCACAACAGCAGCGGTGGTGATGCGAAGAAGGTGAACTACCAGTACGCCGAATCGGACGTCGAGTTCTCGCTGAACGACGGCTTCAGCGCGGTGGATCGCACCTTCGATATCGACGCCGATGCGATCAGCACCCCCGGCTATGCGGCCCTGCGCGCGCTGACCGAAGTGCAGACCGACACCATCATCCGCCGCGTGGCCAAGAGCGGTGCCACCACCTACCTGCCGGGCACCCTGGCCATGAACGAAGAAGAGCGCGAAGCCAGCGGGATCATGGTTTGCGCCGTGGCCATCTCCGGCAACGCGCGCTCCACGCGCTACCCCGCTTAACCAGCGCATCCGGGCCGTAGGCCCATCCCCTGCACCGACCCGGCTCTGTTCGCTCCTTCGAGGGGGCGGCAGGGCTGGGCACGGGCTTTTGTTTCACTCCCTCGAAAGACCACACCATGGCTGAAAAAGTCAAAGCTATCCCCGTCACCAAGATCGCCCGCCTGGCTGGCGGGCAGGCGCCCACCTTTCCCCTGCCGGTGAACTTCACCCTGCTCGACGGCACACCCGCGCAGATCACCCTGCAGTGCAAGGCCCACAAGAAAACCGAGTGGGCCGCCATCCGCGACGAAAGCCAGCGCGAGACCGTGCGCATGATCTTCAATCCCGAAGGCCTGGCCGAGCTGGGCCTGGCTGGTGAGCTGGTGCCCGACGCCGCGCCGCCCGGCGATGACCTGGTGGACACGGCGGCACCCCAGCCAGCCGCAAGCGCGGCGCCTGCCCTCGATCCCCTGGAGATGGCGCTCTCGGCCATCGACACGAACGGCGTGCTGGGCAAGGTCAACAAGGCCCTCAAGCAGGACGCCGGCCTGGTGCTGAAGTTCGCCACCGGTTGGGACCTGGAGGATGCGTTCACGCTGGAGAAGATCGGCGAGGCCGAGAACACCTTTGGCGGCTTCATCGGCAACGCGCTGACCGCGTACGAGCGCGCCGTGTACCAAGGCCGCCTGGGAAACTCCGACTAGCGGCCCGGGCGCTGTACGAGCCGCCCATCACCCAGGCCGAGGCGCAAAGCGAGGGCTTCGAGCTCGAAGACTACGACACCGAGGAGCTGGTGCTGTGGCCCGACAACGAACTGCCCGTATCCATCATGCAGCGCGTGGGCTACTCGAAGTGGAACCACGCCGGCATGGCGGGTGTGCGCGTCGGCCTGCAGTGGGATGTGGTCATGGCCCTGATGGACCGGCAGGGCCTGACCCCCCGCGAGTGGGAGGACCTGCACGACGACATGGTGGTGATGGAGGATGCCGCGCTGGCCACCATGCGGGAGTTCGAGCCCAAGCCGAAAAAGTGAGCTGCTACCACGGGCGGCCGCGAGCACCTTCGTAGGCCTGCACGACCTCTTTCAGCGCCTGGATCTGTTGCCGCGTAAGGGTGATGTCCTTGTAGTACTTGTCGCCTTCCAACCGCATAACGACCTTTTTCGCATTGGCCATTTTCTTGATGTCGGCGATGTGTTTGGGCTGGGTGACTACTTCGTCTGACCACTCCCAAATCGTTCCGCCGCCGTTGTCTCGCTTCCAGCGGGTTGCAACGGGGAACGAGACCACTTCATCGTCGGCCTTGCCCCAGGCCTTCTCGATGAACAGCCACTCACTGGCGACGTAGTGAATGACGAATCGGGGAAAGTATTCCCCATTGGGGCCCCTGCCGATGTACAGGTGTGCGCCTTTCACTTTCGGGTACTCGGGCGAGGTCGGGTGCATGAAGAACGTGTACCCGGTCATCTCGTCCTTTGTGACGCGAAGCCGCTTTAAAGGATCTGCCGCAGCGCTCCCCGCCACTGGAGGCGCTGCCGCCTTTGCCGACTGAGCGGCAGCCCCTACGCAGGCCACCGCGACCGCGAATGCAACAGCAATTTCTTTCACTTTCCCTCCTGTCCGGAAAAAGTGAAGCCTAACCGAAGCCCTCGAAAGAGGGCTTTTCCATTTTGGGGCCTTGATGTCAAACGACCTGAACACCGAAATCAAGATCACCGCCGATGCCCAGGGTGTGGAGACTGGGGTTACCAAGGCCAAGCGCTCGCTGGCTTCGCTGGGCCAGGCTGCAGAGCAGGTGGGCGAGCAAGGCGGCAGGGGATTGGACCAGCTCGGCGCCGGTGGCGAGCGCGCTGCCCAATCGGTGGACAAGGCCACCAAGAACATGGCCGCCAGCCTGCAGCGCCAGATTGCTGCCTTTGAGGCTGGTGGCACCAGCGCACGACAGTACCAGGAAAGCCTGGCCAAGCTGCGCGGCGCTGACCTCGCCGCGCTGCGCCCGTTGCTGGACCAGCTGGACGCCGCCAAGACGAAATCCGAAGCCGCTGCCCGGGCACAGCGGCTGCTTGCCGAAGGCGCCAGCGCTGCCGGCCGTGAGCAGGACCAACTGGCCACGCGCATCGGGGCGCTGGGCACGGCCGCAAACTTTGCCAAGGGGCAGCTGCTGGCACTGGCCTCAAGCCTGTCCCTGGGCGCCATGCTGGCCTGGGTGCAGCACATCAACGATGGTGTGGACGCGCTCAACGACATCAAGGACGCCACCGGCGCCAGCATCGAGAGCATCAGCGCGCTGGAGGACGTGGGCCGCCGCACCGGCGCCTCGTTCGAGACCGTGGGCTCCATCCTGGTCAAGTTCAACGATGTGCTGAGCAAGGCCACGCCCAAGAGCGATATGGCCAACGCGCTCAAGGCCATCGGCCTGGCCGCCGACGACCTGAAAAAGATGGACCCGGCCGAGGCCCTGCGCGTCACGGCCGTGGCTTTGTCGAGCTATGCCGACGACGCGAACAAGGCCCGGCTGATACAGGACCTGTTTGGCAAGTCGGTGAAAGAGGCTGCCCCGTTCCTGACTGACCTGGCGACGCAAGGTGCCCTGGTGGCCAAGCGCACCACCGAGCAAGCAGACGCGGCCGAGAAGTTCAACAAACAGATCTTCGACCTGAAGGCAACCAGCAACGACCTGTCGCGTGATCTGGTCTCGAAGATGCTGCCCGGCTTGACGCAGATCGTCAACGAAATGAACCGGGGCGCCAAAGAGGGCGGCACGTTGCTGGCCGTGTGGCGGGGGCTGAAAGAGTTCGGCTCCATCGCGTTTGGCACCGACAAGCTGGGCACCGCGATTAGCTCGGCCAAGGGCTACGCGGCCGAGCTAAAGCGCCTGGATGGGTTAATGATCGGCGCTAAGCTGGTGGCCGACCGTGAACCGGAAAACGACGGTGCGCAGCGCCGGGTAAAGAGTCTGCGCGCGCAGATCGAAGCCACGATGAAGTCGGCCCAGGCCGCCAGCGAGGAGGTGAAGGCGCTGGTGAACGGCCCGGTGGTGCCCGATGTGCCACCCGCTGCCGACAAGCCATCGATCAAGACCCCCAAGACTGCGGCCGAGCTGGCCGCCGAAGCATCAGCGGCCAAGCAAGGCGCCGACGCGCGCAAAAAGGCGCTGGAGGACGAAGCCAAGCTGTTGGCAGAGCTGTCGGGCCTGTCCGGCTCGTTCGCCAAAGAGTGGGAGGTTCTGAACACCGCGTTCGCCAATGGCAAGCTCACCACCGAGCAGCTGGTGGAACAGCAGGGCAAGCTGCTCGAAAAGCAGCCCTTCATGGTTGCCATCCGCAAGCAAGAGGCCGAGGCCCTCAAGCTGGCAACCGACGCCTCCAAGGACCGGGTGGACGCCTACCGCCGTGAGGTGGACGGCATTGACAAGTGGCTGCAGGCGCAAGAGCAGGCCAGCTCCTCCACGGTCAAGGGCATCGAGGACCGCATTGCGTCGATGCAGCAGGAGGAGGACGCGGCCCGCCTGGCGGCCGCCACCAACATCTCGCTGGCCGAGGCCATCAACCGCGTGCGCATTGCGCGCCTGCTGGAAAAGCGCGACGGCCCCACCGGCGTGTATGAGGGGTCCGAAGAGTACGACCGCCAGACGGCCGAGATCGAAGCCTTGCGGCGCGAGGCAGACCAGATCGGCAGCAACGACCGCAGTGAAAAGGCGCGCGACAGCGCCAAGCGGGCAACCGACGATCTGAACCGCATGGTGTCGGACATCAGCGGCGACCTGGCCAGCGGCATCGAGGGCGCGCTGCGGCGTGGGGGTGAGAACGGGTCGGATGCGCTGCGCGACTCGGTCGAGGAAGCGTTCCGCAAGCCCATTCGTGTGCTGCTCAACGGGGTCATGAACCAGGTCACGGGTGGCCTGTTGAACATGGTCGGGCTCGGCAATGGCGGAGGCGTTGGCGGGGCTGGCGGCGGCCTGGGCACCGTGTCGAACTTGTTCTCGGCAGCACAGCAGGGGTACAACCTGTATGCGGGCGAGGGTCTCATTTCCCAAGCCTGGGGCGGGATATCGGGCGCGTTGGGCATCGGGCAGGCTGGGCAAGTTGCCGCAGCCGGGCAAAGCCTCGCCGGCATGGTGCCCGGTGTAGGTGGCGGCGCCGCAGGCGGTGGCGGGATGATGGCCGGCATGGGTGGCGTAGGCATCGCCGGCCTGATCATGCTGGGTGTCATCAACGCCCTGGGCGGCATGCGCAGCGAGTCCATGGTGGGCTCTGGCCTGGCGGGCACGCTGGGCAGCAACAAAGCGCTCACTCCATGGCAAGAATGGCGCGAGGGTGGCACGCTGTTTGACGGATCAAGCTTCGCCACGCACAACCCGCTGGAAGAACTCTCCCAGCGCCGTGCCGAGCTGCAGCGGCTACGCGACTCCGGGCAGGGCGAGTCGAATTACGCCATCGGCATTCAGGCTGTGGTCACCGACCTGGAGAAGACTACCGCAGGCCTAGCGACAACCACCGCAGTCTGGGATCGGGAGATTACCAAGGGCTACACGGCCTACCGCTCCAACGTGGTGGACATGGCCAACAGCCTGGGCCTGGCCGGCAGTAGCCTGGAGGACTTCGCGTACACGCTGGGCGCGCAAGATCTGAACTTCCAAGGACTAAACCCCGAGCAGATTCAAGCCAAGATCACCGAGACATTCGGCAAGGCCGGAAGCGAGATGGTCAAGGGCCTCTTGGGCAGCTGGCGCGAGGTGACTGACACCATCGTGGACACGTGGGTCAACACGACTGACCCGCAGAACCCCGAGTTCACGACCAACACGACGACGAACACTCGCCGGGAATACGTGCCGAGTGAGTTCGCAAAGGAGGGCGAGACAGCCATCCAGACGCTGACCCGCCTGGCCACCAGCTTCAACACGCTCAATGAAGCGAGTGACGCCCTGGGCTTTGGCATCTACCAGGGCAGTCTGGCGCTGGCGGACTTTGCGGATGACTTCATCGAGGCCTTCGGCGGGTTGGAGAAATTCAGTTCTACCACCTCTGCCTACCTGGCGAACTACTACACCGACGAGGAACGTCGGCAGGCTCTGCTGCGCAGCGGCGCACGCCAAGCGCAACGGGCTGGGCTCGATGGTGTTACGGCTGAAAGCCTGCAGCAGCTGGGCAATGCCGGGATTCGGGCTTTTGTGGACGGTCTTGTCGAGGGCGGTGCATCCGCCGGTGAGATCGCTGATGCGATGGACTGGGCCAACTTCTTGGCGCCGGCATTCCAAAGCGTCGAAGCCCAGACCCCCGTGGTGCAAGAGCTGAGCAACGTGGTGGACGAGCTGACCCAAAGCTATCAGAACGCCGTCAAGTCGCTCACCAGCGACCGCGACAACCTGGCGGTTGACCTGCTGCGGGCCCAGGGCGATGAGGTAGGCGCCAAGGCACTGGAGAAGAGCCAGTACATGGCCCAGTTCTCTGGCCTGGACGAAGTGCGGCGCCGGGAGATCGAGACCCTGTACGACGCGAACGTGGCCACGCGCGCCTATATCCAGTCCATCAAGGACACGCAGCAGGCCCGGCTTGACGCGCTGGCCCGGCAGCGGGACGAGGCAAAGCAGTCGATCACGGATGCAGCCTCTGCCACCGATGCGGCGTGGAGCGCTTTCGAGGCCGCTTCGGCTCGGCAGCGCCAGGAGCTGGAGACCACCAAGGCCGACCTGCAGCAGATCTTCAGCGCCGCGAAAGACGGTGCGAAGTCGCTGTTTGCCGAGGTGGACGAGGTGGTGCGCTTTCAGGGTGCGCAGGGGCGGGAGTTCATCGCCCAGGCGCTCAACGATGCGCTCAGTAGCGGCAAGCTGCCAGATGGCGAGGAGCTGGCCGACGCAATCGCTGCCGTGGGGCAGGACTTTGCGGCCGGAACCTTTGCCAGCCAGGCCGAGGCCGACTACCAGCGCCTGGTGGTGGCCAACCAGCTCAAGGGGCTGCAGGACGTTGGTGAGGACCAGCTGACCGAAACGGAAAGGCAGCTCAAAAAGCTGGACGAGGACCTGGAGCAGGGGCGCGAAATGATCGCGGAGCTGCGCGGCATCAACCTGGGCGCCAAGGACATGGCCATCGCCCTTGCCAACCTGGTCACGGCCTTCAACGGCGAATCGCAGACACGCAGCAACGTGGCGGCGCAGGGCATTGTGAGCAAGCGGGGTGGCTACTTCGACTACGCCACCGGCACCGGGCTCACAAGCTCGGGCACCTTCTTCGATGCTGGTGCCATCAAGCAGATTGCTATTGACTCCGGCGCTACTGGTGAGCAGATCTACAAGGCAGTCAAGGCCGCCGGCTTCACGATTGCCGAGGCCGAGAAGATGTTCGGCTCTGCCCCTGGCAGCCTGGAGGAGGAGGCCCGAAAGATGGGCCTGGCCGTGTTCCACGAGGGCATCAACCGGGTGCCGCGCACGGGCTTGGCGCTGCTGCAAGAGGGCGAGGCCGTGATACCTGCCATGCGCAACCCATTCAGCGGCGACGCCAGTCTGGTCGGCAATGGCCGGCTGGAGCGGCTGATTGCTGCGCAGACCGAGCGTGTGGACGCGGTGGTTGTGGCCGTCGAGAAGGTTGCCGGCACAACGCTGCGCACCGCCCTGGTGCTGGAGTCGGTTAAGCGCGGCAACGCCGTTGCAATCGCCGAACCGACGCAGTTTGTCTAAGGGGGAGAAGCATGTACTACATCGAGCGCAACGCCATCAGCGACGCCATGTTCCTGACCGGGAGCGTGGCTGAGCCGGCGACGGGTGAGACGGTTTGGGTCACCAACACCAACTATGCGCTGGGCACGGAGAGGATCCGCCCCGGCCTGCACCGCGTCTTCAAGGCTGCGGTGGCCATCACTGGCGCCCCGGGCGATAAACCGCCCGAGGAGGACCCGACCCGCTGGAAGGACATGCGGCCCACGAAGCGGCATCTGCCTTTCGGGCCAGCGGTGCGGTCTGACGGCAAACGGGTGTACCAGTCCATCGCGCTGAGCAGCACCACCGAGGACATCGAGTACCGGCTGCTGCAGCGCTATGCCAACGCCGTGGCCCTGTTCGGGCTGCGTGGGGCGCGCTGGCGCGTGAAGGTGTACGACAAGCCCGTGGCCGAGGGGGGCGTGCTGGTGAAGGAGTTCACCGGCCGCATCCGCTCGCCCGCATCGGGTTACTGGCAGTACGGCTACGGCCAGCGCCTGGAGCGGGACCGTGTGCTGGTGACAGGCCTGCCCATCTACCCGCGCGCCGAGGTGCGCATCACGGTCGAGGGCTCTGGCGACCAGGTGCGCGCGCTGTCGCAGTGTGAGGTCGGCAAGCTGCGCTTTCTGCCGGGCGACTGGGGCGGCGTGCTGGCCGGGGTGCGGCGCACGCCGCGCGTGATCTCCGAGAGCAAGCAGGACACAGACGGCACCACCGCCGTGCTGATCTACGGCAGCACCTATGACATGCGGGGCACCGTGGTGCTCAAGGGCTTGCGCGAGGACGCGGCCCTTACGCAGCTGCGCAACCTGCTGCTCAAGGGTGTGGCCTTCAAGCCCACGCTGGCGGCGGGGTTCGAGCAGAGCCTGATCTTCGGCCTGCTCAAGAGCGCCGACACCGAGCGGCCCAGCGCCGGGCGCAGCGAGGTGCAGGTAGAGATCGAGGGCCTGCCCACCTGAGGCTGGCCACCACCACGACAACCATCAATATCAACGGGATCAGCATGCCTTTCACCCCTATTCCTGCCGGGCCGCCGGTGCCCAACTCCGAGGACCCCGAAAACACCTTCGATGAGCAGTACGAGGCCTCGATGACCTGGCAACGCGATGTGCTCGCGCCAGGTGTCAATTCGGCCGTGGAGGAGATTAACGATTCGGCAGCCGTCGTGCTGGTTGCTGCTGATCAGGTGGCAGCAGATGCGGCTGCGGCTGCGGCTTTTGCTGCTAGCGCCATGAACGCACCAGGCACCAGCGCCACCAGTGCCACGAGCCTGTCGATCAGCCTGGGCGGCAAGAGCCTGACGCTCGACCAGACCGGCAAGGCGTTTTCAAATGGTCAGCAGATCAAGCTCTCACGCGCTGCAGACCCTGCAGGTACGCGCTTGTTTGGCGCTATCACGGCTTTCGATTCGGGCACGGGCGCCATGACCGTGACGATCACTTCGTTTGATGGGAGCGGCGGCCCTTATACCGATTGGGATGTCGCCCTGGGCGTGGCAGTGACGGCCACGCCATCGCAGATCCAGCAGCGCACCATCACAGGCGCGGACACGATCATCGCAGGCGACCGCCAGAAGGTCCTTGTGTTCACCGGCGCCTCGAATGCAACGCTCGCCATCACCGCAGCTGCAACCCTGGGTGACGGGTTCTTCTGTAAGGTCCAGAACGCCACCCTGTTTGATCTGACGCTGGACCCGGCAGGTGCCGAGCTGATCGACGGCTTGGGCAGCTACCCGATGTACCCCGGAGAGGTGCGGGAGCTGCGCGGCACTGGCACGGCTTTTAGCACCATCGTGATCAACGCGTATCGCAAGGTGTTTACGGCATCGGGAACCTGGACGAAACCGCCGGGCTATAGCTCGAAAACGGTGGAAGCTATCGGGGCCGGTGGGTCGGGCCATCGCCTTACCGTCGCAGGCACTGTGGGCGGAGGTGGTGGTGGCGCGTGTGTGTCTGTCAATCTTGCCGCCGGTGTTTTTGGCGCAACCGAGGCGGTAACAGTCGGGGCTGGTGGCGCCGCACAAACTGCGAACAACATCGACGGGAACCCTGGCGGTAACACCAGTTTGGGCACCCTGGTTGTGGCGTATGGCGGTGGTGGTGGTGGTTACCAAACAGGCGGTGGTGGTGGTGGTGCCATGTCCGCAGGGCTGGTGAGTGGGGTTGGTGGTGGGCCGGTTGTCGCAAGCCAAGCAACAAACACCGGCTTTGGCGGCGGATCATTCGTCTCCCCTTCTGCCGGGAGTTCTGTATATGGGGGCGGGTCAGGAGCGCGCGATAGTTCAATTGGCGGCAATTCTATGTTTGGAGGTGGCGGTGGTGGGGGCGCAAGTAGCTCAGGCGGCCCTGCAACTGCGGGCGGCACAAGCAAGAGCGCAGGCGCTGGCGGTGCGGGTGGATACAACGTTAACGGTGTTGCGGGTACGGCCCCGGGCGGTGGCGGTGGCGGGACATATGGCGGTACACAGTCGGGTGCTGGAGCACGCGGTGAACTTCGTATTTGGGGAGTCATTTAATGTCCGAAGAAATCCAACGTTGGGCCGTCGTTGAAGGCGGCATTGGCGGCACCGTCACGAACCATGCCGAGGCCTCTGCAGAGGTCGCTGCCGAGCGCGCCGGCTGGGTGCTGGCTGGCACCTCCCGGATCGGGGATATTTGGGAGGGTGGAGGGGTGTTCGCCGCCCCTCCGCCGGCGCCGCCCGTGGTGCCCCAAGCCATCACCATGCGCCAGGCGCGCCTGGCGCTGCTGGGGGCCGGCAAGCTGGCCGGTGTGGATGCCGCCATCGCTGCAATTCCTGACCAGGCAACAAAGCAGGCCGCGCAGATCGAGTGGGAGTTCTCCAACGAACTGCAGCGCCACAACCCGTTTGTGCTGATGCTGGCGCCGGCCCTGGGCCTGACCAGCGCGCAGGTGGACGCGCTGTTCATCGCGGGGCAAGCGCTGTGAGGGCCGCCTTCTACAAAGCCACGCGCCCCGGGTGGCGTGGAATCTACAGCTGGCTGGTGCGCAAGGTGGACCGTGGGCCCTACAGCCACTGCGAACTGATCTTTGGGGACGGGCTCTCGGGCTCGGCCTCGTGGATGGATGGCGGTGTGCGCACCAAGCGCATTGAGTACGACGCGGGCAAGTGGGACTTCATCGAGCTGCCCGACCACCTGGAGGCCGAGGCCCGCCTGTGGTTTGGCAAGCACGACGGCCAGGGCTATGACCTGCTGGGCAACTTGCGGTTTGTGTGGTGGCTGGTGCGCGAGTCCAAAAAAGACTGGTTTTGCAGCGAGGCCATGGCCGCCGCGCTGGGCCACCTGGAGCCCTGGCGCCACGGCCCCAACGGCCTGGCGGCCGTGCTCCGCAGCGTGTACCCCCAGCAACCCGCCCAGGCGGGTTTTTTTACGCCCGCTGAAAGCCGAGGTGCCGCGTGATCGTAGACGACTTCGGCAACCTGGTGCCGCCCTCGGCCGTGCGCGGCATCAGCCAGCGCCTGGACGATGGAGATGCGCGCATGACGCGCATCGAGGCCGACTTGGCCAACAACACCAAGGCCACCCAAGAGAACACCAAGGCAACGCAGGACTTGAGCAGGTCCACCGCTGACCTGGTGGATTTCATCGCGGCCATGAAAGGCCTGTTCAAGGTGCTCGACTGGGTGGGCCGCATGGCAAAACCCATCGCATCCATTCTGGCCCTCGGGTCTGCTGGCCTGGCCCTGTGGGCCGCATTGAAGGGACACAAATGAACGAGATCATCAAGAAGCGCCTGGTGCAGGCCGCGCTCGCCATCAGCCTGGCTGCGGGCGGTGCAGTGGTCACGCACCAGGCGGCGCAGCAACCATCGGCCGCCGTGGAGGTGGCCATGGTGCTGGGCTCGCACTACGAAAGCAGCGGCCGCCACATCGGCACGCCCTACGTGGACAAGCTGGGCAAGGGCCAGCCGCTCACGGTGTGCAACGGCGTCACCGGCCCCGAGGTGGTGGCCGGCCGCACCTACACGCCCGACGACTGCAAGCGCCTGGAGCTGCCCAAGTACCAGGAGGCCGAGCGCCTGGCGCGCCAGGCCTTTGTGCACTGGGGCACGTACAACGCCTGGGTGCAGGCCTCCATCATCGACATGGTCTACAACCTCGGCCCGACCGTGCTCGATGGCACCACCATCGTGCGCATGGCCAACGCCGGCAACCTGGTGGGCGCATGCATGCAGATGCCCCGCTGGGTGCGAGGCACCGTCAACGGCCAGAGCGTGGTGCTGCCCGGCCTGGTGGACCGCCGCGACACCACGCGCGAGCTGTGTGCCGACTGGGGCCGCGATGGGCATTTCAGCGCCGGGCTGCTGCTGCCGGCGCAGCAAGGCGGTGCGAAATGATCGACATCCTCATCGTGGCCGGCCTGCTGCACATCACCGCGCCGGCCACGGCCGCGCCCGTGCAGTACATGGCCACCGCGTACGCGCTGCCAGGCCAGCAGCTGCAATGGCGCGGCCGGGACAACTGGGTAGCGCCCCACCTGTGCTTTGAGCGCTGCGGCACCGTGCCGGGCCAGCCCAACGTGCTGCTGGCCGGAGGCCTCAGCCTGCAGGACGCCGCAGATCTGCAGCTCACCGTGTGGCGCCTGGACGGCATCCGGTGGACCCAGGTGATGCACTGCGCCAACTTCTTCACCGGCCCGTACTGCGGGACCTGGGGGCCGCCATGACCCAGGCGTACCCCACTGCTGCCGCCAAGTGCCCGCTCTGCCAACGCGGCCGCAGCGCACCTGCAGGCGCGCCTCAAAACGAGTTCTGGGAGTGCTCGCATGTCGAGTGCCCCAACCGCCACCCGGTCACGGCGGCCCCCTGTGACCGACCACCCAAACCCAAGGATTGAAGATGCATACCACCACCATGCGCGCCAAGTTCGTTGTCTCCGGTGTCGCCAAGTACGGCACGTCGGAGATGGTCAGTTTTAACGCTGTCAGCAAGCCCAATGGCTACCCCGCCGATGGCAGCGACGAAGACAACACGTTCGCGAAGTGGAGCCCGAACGCACAGTGCTCCATCCAGATCACGAACCCCGCGCTGCACGGCCAGTTCGAGCCTGGCCAGAAGTTCTACGTTGATTTCTCGCCCGCGCCATGACCTCCCGCCTGTACACCTACCTGGCGGCCGCCATTGTGGCCGCTGCCCTGGCCAGCTGGGGCGCCTGGCGTGTGCAGGAGTGGCGGTGGACCAGCAAGACCACCGCCGAGCAGCTGCAGCGCGAGGAGGCGACGCGCCTGGCCGAGGCGGCCCGCCAGTCCGACGCGCTGCAGCAGCGCAAGTTCTCCGACACGGCCGCCGGCGCACACGCGCGCACGGTGGCCACCCTCAACGCCCAACTGGGAGATGCCCGTGCGCACGTCGCTACCTTGTCTGCTGATCGCCAGTGCCTCGATGCTGGCACTGTCCGCCTGCTCAACGCTACCGGCCGTGTGCCCGGTGGTATCGGCCTACGAGCCTCTGCCGGCCACCTTGCGGGTGCGGCCCCAGCCCCTGCCGGATCTGGTGCTGACGCCGGCGCCGGTGGCTACGCCAGCGAGCGCGACACCGCCGCCCACATCGCCATCTGCCGCGCCGGCTACGCGGCCCTAGCCGACCAGGTCAACCAGATCCTGGACATCGAGGACCAGCGCCAGGCGGGCAAGTGATGGCGGCCGGCGCCGGCACGCCTCGGCCGCCGGGCGACTGGAAGGCCGCCCGCAACCGCCACGCGGCCAGACAACTCGACATGCGCCAAAGGCGAGGCCGGCGCGAGCTGGTCGCGCAGCTGCAAGAGCGGTATGAGCGGGAGGCGGTGCCGGCGCGGGATGATGGGCCGGTGCCGCGTATTGACTGAGTTCTTTTGATGGATGGCTTTACTATGCTCGCTTGAAACGGAGCCACCATGACAATGTCACTTGCTCAGATCGATAGCTATATTGAGGCACTCTGCACCAACGCAACGGACCTCATCAGAGAAGCCAAGATGCTGCGCACGATGGACAGCATTGCGCGTGCATATGCGCTTTCACACTTCGCTGGGGAAGAGTTGGCGAAAGCTGCAATGTTGATGGGTGCTGCTACCCGGCTGTTGGCATCTATGCCGGTGGACTGGAAACACCTCAACAAAAGGCTGAGAGATCACAAGCCCAAGCTTCTAGCCAACACGGTTGCACATGCACTTTGGCTGAAGGGAGTGGGGGAGGCGGAACTATCAGGTAAGTTGCTTGCTGGAGGCGCTGAGAGGGTTGCCTCCCGACAAAACGATGCAAAGAACAACAGTCTCTATGTGGATTTTCGAGACGGACAGGTAACTGCACCGTCCGAATCCATTTCGGCAGAGCGTGCCTCGCGCACGATTGCAATGGCTGAGGAGAAACTGGATGAAATCAAATTTCAGTTGACTGGGGTTGGGCCTTATGCCGCCAGGAAGCTGGGCTCCTTAAAGCTACCTGCGATGGACTTTGGATCGCCAGAAGCGCTTGAACTGGCTGCTGTTCTTACTGCAAAGCTGCATGAAATCAGACTTCAACAATCGGCCCCCCCCCGATTTGACTGA